TTACCGATATATGGATCTGCACTTGCAAGAATACCAAGTCTTTCTTGCATCAACTCAGCATCCTTCAGTTCTGCAAAGTGATTATCATAGAGATAATCATACTGAATATGATCACTCATGCTGTCCCATTCTTCAGGAGTCACAACGTTCTTCAAAATCAATTGAGTTCTAAGAATGTCATGGAAGAGATGACTGAATCTCTTTCTCATTCTTCCAACAAACTTACTGAACTTCAGTTCGTCACGCAGAATCTCAGAAGAACGACCGAGACTAAATCCACTATCAATATTTGTTCTAGACTCTGGAACCTGTAAAGAACGATACAGTTTCTTCTGGAAATACTCAACGTCAGTCAGTTCTCCGAGGTTTTGTCCACCTGGGAGAGTGGTGATTTCTGTTCCACGACCACCTTCACGACGTGGAAGCCAGAAGTCTTCCATCATGGACATGTATTTCTTGTCATCGCGCATCTCACCAGTCTGTGCATCATAGGTGAGTTTGTTGCGATAACGACTCATTACCTCTTTGAGATATTGTTCCGCCTTGACTTTTGGAAGATTACCAACGTCAATATAGAAAATACGACGTTCGGGTGCGCGAGACAGACGATAAATGACCAAGGAATCTTCAATCATTCTCAGTTGATTGAGTGCCTTGATCGCCTTGTGAAGATATGAAAGTGTTGTTTTCTTATTCCTATCTACCAAGCCAGAGGTGCAATATGCAACAGCATCCTTGGCAATCTTGACAGCCTCAGTTTTCTGAGTGGTGACCGTTACCGATCCGTATGAGTTTTTGGTGTTTCCTGGATTGTAGATAAAGTATTCTGTGATACCAGGAAAGTCATATTTGGTGGGATCACTATCCGCACCAGGACGTTGACTCAGGGCAATTGCACCTGCATTTCCGTCTTTCTTTTGTTCACGAACAAACTTTACTTTCGCCGCATCCATGTAACGAAGTTCCTTGATACCCTCTTCGGGTTTTGCAAGGTCAATAACTTTATGGTAGTAAAGACGACCGTCTACATACCAGTTTCTAAAAATTTCGTGAGACTTCTTGTCGAAGTCCAACATTTCTTTGATGAACTGAAATTCAGTTCTAATGATATCTTTTACCTTATCACTAGCATTTAAATTAGAAAGTTCAATCTCTACAGGAGAGTCATTTAAGTCAGATACAATAGCTTCACTAATAATATCTTCAATGGCACTGTCCACTTCTGGATGAAGTGCCATGTCGCGATATCGTTTCAGAAGGTCGAATTCAGTTTTGAATACGCCTTCAACATCAAGATATTGACCATAAAACCCAGACGCAAGATAGTAGTCTGCCCCATCCTCGTTGTTTTCGGGAATGGGAGAGACTACCGTCTTGGCTGGTTTCTTATATGAATCGTCAATTGAAAAGCCAAAAAGAGAAGCCATTTTATAATTTGGTTATACCCTGTGTATAAAGGTATTTATCAACTTGTCAGATCTGCAGATCCGTCAGTGCCATCTTTGTATGCATCCCACCAGTGGACTTGGAACTGAACCTGGAACTCTTCAATCGCATCAGTCGAACCATAATCCAGAGGAATTGGACTGACTTGAGTTGGATAAATTCCGTGGAACTTGTATCTTCTCAGAACTGGGATAGCTGCCTCACCATCTTTAGAAACCTTTCTACCGAGTTGGAATACGTTAGCATCACTCTGATAGGTGTTTGGATTGGTTTCTCCAGAATCGAACTCATGGTTGTTGATGGCATTAGACCATCTTTCCATGGCACGACGGATACCGAAATCAACATCGTTGATAATCGTTACAGTCCAAGGATCGAAGGTTCTGTCTCCAGCAACGTGAAGAATACGACCTCTGAAGGCAACAGGAATGTCACCAACATTAGATGCAGGAAGTTCTGCAGCTTTGATCATGAAACGCATCTTCTCAGGTACGTCTCCACCAGCATCGATGTCAAGACCAGCTGGGAAGTTGAGTTCTACTTCAAATAGATTGGGGCGGGCGCCGCCCCCAACCAACTTACCCTTGAAATCATCAATGGTTCTATCTCTAAATTGAATGGCCATTTTGGGAAAACTCCGTTAGTGTTTTATTTTTGTGATCAAACTCTACCAACTACCTCTTCAAACGCAACGCCCGTTCTGGTAGCAACAAAGGTCAGACCGATGAAGTTGATAGAACGTGCAGGTTTGATGAAGATGTCAGCCTTAAATTCATTAGCATCAATAACGTCAGGAGTGTTATTGGTGTCATCACAGATGACAACGAAGTCGGTGATACCTCTCTTCGCTTGAACATCACGGAGATAAGGTTCAACGATGTTGCGGAAGTTTGCTCTTGTGATGTCATCGTTGAACTCAAACAGTTGAGTTCTAGCGGCAACTTCAATGGTTTGTTCCAGAGTGAGGAACAGACGACGAACGTTGATTCTGTCGAATGCAGAAGCGAACGAAAGAGCAGTCTTATCACCAAAGAGGAGGAATCCACCACCAGGCGAGAAGATAACTGGGTTAACTCTTCTGGTGTAGAGAGTATCTCTCTGAACTTTACTTGGGTTATATGCAAGTTTTACTGTGTTGAGGATCGAACCTCTTTGAGCACCTGCAGGAGAGAACCATGGGAACTGTTCCTGAGATGTTCTTGCCATCAGACCGGCGATGTCACCGTTAAGTGGCATGTATCTGAAGGTGTTATTGAAACGATCGAACTGATACTTATATCCAGAGTCAAAGACTGCGTAGGAAGAAGATGTCAGTGCGTCGAAGAATTGAACAACGTTATCTGTCTGATTCTTAGAACTTGTAACGTCAACAACAGACTCTCTATCTGGAGAAACAACTGCGATACAGTCTTTTCTACCCTCAGCAATAGCAATCAGTTTGTTTGCCTTAGCTTGAGAACCCTGTTTGTCATTAGGAATACCAGGACCGTTGAGGAGGAAGTTTACGGAGTATTCTGCCTCATTCTCAAAGATTTCATAACCACCAACGACATCACCGAGTGTTGTGGTATAACCACCTTCATTGTTGGTTCCACTGTAATCCTTACCAGCAGCAAGAGAGTAGAGTTGATTACCTGCAACGTTGAAGGTGACATCCTGAGTTTTTGTACCCCAGACGTTTGCTGTAGAAGTTGCGGTAAATGCAGTCTGAATACCAGAAGCAATCGAACCGTTACCAGTAGAGACACCAACAAAAATATAGTTGGAGTTATCTGCAACGTAGTCCTTGTAGTAAACCTGAGAACCTAAAGAGTTAACAGCGTCTGTTGCCTTAGAAAGGAAAGCGTGTTTCTCAAGAATGGTTCCTGCATTACCAGAGATAGAACCCTTGTCATCAATAACAACTACGTGAAGTTGATCATTTTCGGAGTTTCTTGCAGCTGCATAACCACTTGTTCCTGGTTTTTCAGCAACGGACTTCCAAAGAACTTGTCCGTTATCCAGTTGAATGAATTGATTATTGTACCAGTCATCTCTTGTAGTTACGGAAGCAACCGTGGAAAGACCAGTAGCAGGAGCTGCAAGAGTCGAAGCGTCTGTGCTGATCGAAACACCAGCGGTTCCTGGTACACCAAATTGTCCAGTACTAGTTGCAGTACCAACTGTGAATGCGTATGCTCCACCTTCAGTATAAGTTACAGGGAACACTGTTCCTGCAGCAGATACTCTGTTCAGAACCTTAACGTCAATTGTGCTGACTCCGATACCAGTGATGATACCTTGCAGATAACCATCATTGATGGATGTCGTTCCGACACCTGCAACTACAGAACTGGTTGCTTGAGTAACAGCAAGACCAACACTTACGTGTGCAGTAGCACCAGCACCGATTGTCAGAATCTGGTCAGCAGCACCATCGATGATGGCAACCTTGAGTCCGTTTGCCCAAGATCCTGGGTTTCTTGCGGCGAGTCTGTAGGAGGAGGTAGACTCGTAATTGTTTTTGTAGTCCTCGTAGGACTTGATCTTCAGAGTTGAAGTCGAAGCAACACCAACAGCACCTACGTTGGCGTTCTTGAGATTGGCTCCATCGATTCTACCGACTCTCAGTATGCCACCATACTGAAGGTAGTTAGCTGCGGTGTACCAGTACTCGTACTGTCTGTCTGAAGAAATAGGTTTACCGAATAAACTAAGTAATTCTTGCTCATTCTCAACGAGAATTGGCTCAAGAACTGGTCCTTGAGAAAAAGGACCGCAAATGGCACCCGTTTGATCGCTAATAGAATCAATTCTACCAACGGTAAGGTCAACCTCCCTGACCTTTACCCCTGGAGATACTAAGCCGATGTTAGCCATTTAGTAAGTCTCCCTAAAGATGTCTCATATTTCCTAAAAATATTTATAAATTTGAGCGTCTCTGAATGGGGAAATCGCCAATGAACATCACCAATCTGGGTAAGACCAGGATAAATTATCTGTTTTACGACTCTCCTTGATTCTTTTCTTGGTGCAAGTCTTACATTCATAAGAATATGCAGATGGTATATCTCCTCTTGTCTTTCTAGTCTTATAAAATCCCTCAGTCAAATCTTTTGTCTCTCCACAGACACGACAAGTTCTTTGTTGAAAAAGAAGATGTCCAGATTCAAACTGTTCATCTAGATCCATTACCGATAATCCCACATGTAAGAACGATCACCATATTCATCAACGTGCCACCTGTCACCATCGGCATCCACAAATGATTCCTCTTCAGTTCCATCCATGATGAATCCAAACGGAGCCATGTCCTGTTCTATTTGATCTCTCTGGTCTTCATATATTCTCTTTCTAACGTCCTGGTCAGTCAACTCTTTAAAGTAGTCTTGTGCAACTAACCATGCATAAATTACCAGACACATTGCAAGGTCATCATTACAACCTTCTTCTGCCTCGAATGAATTACTCTTCTGAATGAAAGTGGTGAGTTCTGAGATGATGTCATAATCATTGAAGATCAACTTATCATCTTCAATCATCGTCTTTAGGTTTGAACATCCAATCTTTTTCACGGTCTTGGACATCTTGACACCCATCTGTGTTTTGGTGCCAGAAAAACCTTGTCCAACAATTTGACCTGCACGACCACGCATCGCACACATCAGAATATTTTGGTACTCCAGATCGTAATGCAAGATACTTGCAACCTGATCTCCAATATCATTCACTTCACAGAGAATGAATGCATTATTATAAGCCTTCGCAACATCATAGAT